CACGGGTTAACAAGCAGCCGAGCGACGCGGCTGGGACGTCGTTTTCCATCCCAGGGCACCGACAAGGTGAATGGCACATGACCGTCAAGATCAAGGATGCGTTTGGAAACGAGCACGAAGTTCTAGGAACCGATGACCTCAAGACGCTGAACGACGACATCGGGAAGCGATTCGAGGGATTCCAAGTTCAGCAAACCGAGATGATCACGGGCCTCGGTACGCGGCTCAAGAAGGAGCTCACTGCAGGAATTGGGTCTGCCGTGGGCGAGTCCTTGAAGCCGACCTTCGATGCGTTCGAAGCGAAGTTGAGGTCCGAACTTCAGCCGACCCAGCGAGCCGAAGAGGACGAAACGAAGGGCAAGGAGCTCAAGGGTAAGCAGGGCGAGAAGCCCGACGATCCACAAGTCATCGAGCTCAAGAAGCAGATCGCTTTGCTGACCAAGCAGAGCACCGAGCTCGACACGAAGTTCAAGTCGGCCGAGCAACAGCGCGACGCAGAGAAGAAAGCCCGGACCGAGCTCAACCTACGGCAAGCCCTCCGCAAGGAACTCGGCAAGAACGGCATCACCGCGGAAGAGGCCGCCGAAGCAGCGGAGCTGTTCCTCTACGACGGCAAGAAGCGCATCGGTTACTCCGAAGACGGAGAAACGCTCGTTTACAAGGACCCCGAGAAGGGAGAACTCCCGTTAACTCAGGGCCTCTCATCCTGGATCAAGACGCCAGAAGCAAAACTGTACCTGCCCCCTGTCGGGGCTTCGGGATCCGGCGAGAAGCCGGGACAACGCGCTGGACTCCCGCCAGCTACAGGTGAAAAGCGCACCCCGCAAGAGGTTGTGGGTAACGCGTTTGCGAATCTGCTGGGCCAGTAGGCCCAGCCAAGAGGGCGGGGATCCGCCCAGAAGAGGTCATCATGGCTGTCGAAACCCTGACCGTTGCTGCGGCAATTCTCGTCGATCAGTTCGGGCCCGATATCGCCCGCACGTGGAACAAGGAGTGTAAACTCCTGTCGTTGGTGCCGGCCCCCACCGGAGTTCCCCGTGGTCCTCGAGCCGCGTGGGCTGCCCAGCTCGGTGGTGCAACCGCCGCAACCGTTGCCGAAGGCGCGACCGTGGCTGCCAGCGACGCGACGCAGATGGTCGAAGACAACGCCTATCTGAGCTGGGGCATCTATCGGCACACCTTCGGTTTCACGACGACCGAGCTCGATGTCTTGGCGTCGACCGGGCAACGTAACCCCCTGATCATCGGGAACAAGCTCGCCAACCGTATCATGGAAGGTGCGGCCACGATCGCTCGGGCCATCAATACCGACATGTGGACCGGCGATGGAACCGACGGATCAGGGAACGCGAACTGCGTGGGTCTCCTGGGCGGAGCCATTGCGTCGTCTGGCGCCTATGCGGCAATCACCGATTCGACCTACTGGGTCAGCACCGTGTTGGCCAATGGCGGAACGGACCGCCCCCTGACGCTGGACCTCATCGCCCAGCTGAACCAGGGAATCAGAACGCACGCCGGCCAGGCCAACACGCCGAAGCGTTTCCTTTGCTCGCCCGGAGTGAAGACCAAGTACGAAGGGCTCTTCAACCAGAAGACCGTCGTTGCCGGCATGGGCGGAGCTGCGAACCTCGGAGCCGAGGACCTGTTCTGGAGAGGTCGTCCAATCGACGACGACATCGACTGCAGCGCGGGATACATGGTCGCCTTCAACCCCGACCAATGCGAGATGCAGTTTCTGCCCCCGGCGCCCTTCGGAGACCAGACGATGCAACAGATCGTCCAGGCTAGGGGTACCGCCGACGGAAACGTGTTCGACGCGTCGAGCATTCCGATCAGGATCTACCCGCTGGGACGTCTGGGCAGCTACGTGCAGTTCGTCATGGAAGCGACCGTGGCGCTCTGTCTGAAGCGCCGTGGTGCCTTCGGGTACATCGCGGACATCGCCGAGTAGCCAAGCCGCTCTGGAGGGCGCCGCGCTGGGGTGACTCCCTGCGGCGCGGCGCCGTCCAGGCCAACCCCTTTCCATTCCTCTGGACCTGGAGCAACACCATGAGTCTGAAAGTCAGAAAAGGCATCGAGCCGGCCTCGCTGCTCAAGACGATCGCGCTGGCATTCAATGCGCTGCGCGAAGCAGTGGTTTCGACGAACATCCACTACGACATTTCGCGCGCTTCGGTGGATGACCCGATGGAGCCCACCATGCCGGGTGCGCTGGCATGTAGCACCGTAGCGGCGACAACGGCGGCGACAGCCGTAACGCTCGTCAACGACGTCAAGGGCATCTACAACCAGCACGCACCCGACGGAGTTCCCCACGGAACGACCGCCTCGGCGTCGATCACAGTAGCCGATGCGACCGACGTCACGACCGGCATCACGCTGGCCAACGCGATCCTCACCGGATACACGGCTCACCGAACGGCATCGGGAGTCCACGCGACCAACGACACCGTCAACGCCATCACGGCAGCGACCTGCACCAACACGGCTACACTCATCACGCTGGTCAACGACGAAGCTGTCCAGCTCAACGCCCACGTGGTGGCTGGGTTAGCCGGAGCGCATATCGAGCCCATCGATCCGTAGTCGAAGCAAACAACGCTTCGGGTACACCTTCACAACGAACAGGGAGTCAAAGAGTCTCATGCCACAAGAAACCATGTCGACAGTCGTCAATGAGGACGAATACACCATCTGGGAAAATCCAACCAAACAGATCGTGACGTTGCGACTGTGGATAGACGCGGCGGGTCACAAGTTTTCGCAAAAGCAGTGGGCTGAAGGGACACGGCCCCGTAAGTACAAGGATGTCGTGGTACCACCAGGTGGGTCTATCCGTTTGGAGAAGATCTACGACCAAGCGGTCCAGTTCACGGACAAGAACGGCGTCATCCAGTCTGGACTCGCCCCGCAGCTCAAGAAGCGCGGCCGCGAGCCGGCGCCGATGCACCCCGCGCTCGACCCCGCTACGGCACGCAAGCGTGAGCTCAAGGAAAAGGTCACGGCGGCCGCCGAGACCGCGGCCATCGTGCAAAACATGATGCAACAGCGGCCCCAGGTCGTGGTCGGCGAAGACGAAGAGCTCGCCGAGCTTCAGGCGGAGATCGCCAAGATCGACCAGGCCCCGAAGGGACCCAAAGGCAGATAGACCAATGGCCTTTACCGAGTCCCACCGCGCCGCAATCCGAGCCTGGGGAGGATGGGCGGCTGCTCATCGAGATCTCCAGCTGGAGCGCCAGATCACGGCGTGCCAGTCGATTGCGGACGGTGGGATCAACCCGGACTCGTCAGCCGAGCTGCTGATCATCGGGTACCTTACAGAGCTGGCAGCGCTGGACCTTCAGATTCAGGAGGTCCTGACAGCACCCGAGGCCTTCAAGGTCAACGAGCTCACGATAGATCCGGCGCGCGGGTTAGCGATTCTGTGCAAGCGGGGGAGGCAGTTGATTGGGCGACTCTTCAACGCTATGAACTACTCACCCCGCTGTGACGTCTTTGGGTCGCCGGTGCTCTATAGGGAGCGGTAAGGGATGAACCTCGACCGCTTCCGATTCGTGGCCGACCGAATTCGGAACGTCGCCACCCCGATCCGTACCATCACCGTCACGGTACGCGAACGAACCTGGCCGAGCAAGATTGGACAGCCCAATACCACGCCCCGGGACGTCGATACCGTGCTCCCGATTCGATACCCAGTTCGCCAGCTCTCGGCGCGTGAGGTCAGCAGCTCCGGGGGTCTCTACGAGATGGGCGACGTAAAGCTCGGGCCCATCACGCCACCCTTTACCCAAGGAAGTGGTGGAGGATTTTCGCGCGCTCAGCTGATGCCGACAGGATCGACGCACACCGAGATCCTGTACATGCTGAGCGGGGACTACGAGGGGGAATTCAAGGTACAGAATCTCGACACGACCGACCCGTTGGCGTGGTTCGTCGTGCTGACGCGATCAAGGCGCACTCCGTAGACGCGGGGTAGCGCAAGGAACCAGTCCTCTCCCCGTTGGCCCGGGGTGTCGGCTGAAGAACAGGAGCAGAGTATGGGTGTGAGCGAGACGGCGGGTATCTTCGTCGGCGTGCAGAGTGAGAAAGGGCAGATCCACGACGTTTGCGTTGCCGGAATGCTCGAAGCAAGGGTGCGCTGGCAAGGGCGCGTGCGCGTGGATAGCCTCAAAGCAATGGGGATCTGCAACTCACGCGACGAGATGATTCTTCGGTTTCTCGACTCTGGGTTGTCGCACTTCCTGAGCGTCGACGCCGACATCGGGTGGACTCCAGAGCAAGCCGAGACACTGATCGACATGAACGTCGACCTGGCGATCGGCGTCTACTGCTACAAGAACGCGGCGGCAGAGCCGGTAATCATGCCGTGTCCGAAGCCGAAACCGTCGGCACCCTGGACGTTCGAGAGTGCGGGGTATGGGTTCCAGGTTGTCAAGCGGGGGTTGGTGGTGCGGCTCTTTGATGAGTATCGCTCACTGGCCTACAAGACTTCCGAGAAGGCCGGAATGACTAGGGCCCTGCACATGCAGTTCTTCCACAAGGGGATCCTGCAAGGTGAGGACACCGCCTTCCATTGCCGAGTGCGCGACATCGGCACGCAGATTTGGGCGCACCCCGGAGTCGTCCTGGGCCACACCGACGGAAACACAGTTTTTTACCCCAAGTGGTGAGTCATGAAAGGCAACCCAAGAATCATCGCAGCTCTGAACGAGCGTCTCTCCGAGGAGCTAACGGCGATCAACCAGTACGTGGTACACGCGGCCATGTATGGCCGATGGGGATACGCGGCGTTGGCAAAACACGTCATGGGGCTCGCTCGCTCCGAGATGGGGCACGCCGATGAACTCATCGACCGGATCCTGTTCCTCGAGGGAAAGCCCATCGTGAGCAAGCTCAACGAGATCCGGATCGGTGCGGAACCCAAGGCCATGCTCGAGAACGACCGGGCGGCGGAAGCCGACGCCGTATCCAAGTACAACGAGTCCGTGTTGCTCGCCGTGGAGCTCAAGGACGAAGGCAGCCGGGCGCTCTTCGAGGAGCATCTGAAGTCCGAAGAAGACCACCTTCTGTGGAGCGAGCAGCAGCTTGACCAGATTGCCCAGATCGGAATCGACAACTACCTGGCGAATCAGGTCGCGGGGGGCTGATGTCCATCAGCGTCCTGGTATTCGATGATCTGCAACGATTCACAGGCAAGCAGTACCGCGCACTAATTGAACGCGGACGAGCGCGTCGATGCGCCTCGCGGGGGGAGTAATCATGGAACTTCTCCTTGGCTGCGGCGCGCTGCACGAAAAGCGCGTCGGCAATACGCCGTGGACGAAGCTGGTCACGCTCGACATCAACCCCGACCACAAGCCCGACGTTTTGCATGACCTCGAGCGCCTACCCCTCCCTTTCGAGGCGGACGCCTTCGACGAGATTCACGCCTACGAAGTGCTCGAGCACACGGGTATGCAGGGGGACTACCGGTTCTTCTTCGAGCAGTTCACGGAGTTCTGGCGCATCCTGAAGCCGGGCGGTCTGTTTGCGGCCTCGGTCCCGCTGGCGAGCCATGAGCACGCCTGGGGCGACCCTGGGCACCGCCGGATGCTCACCGAGCAGACGCTGGTCTTTCTCGATCAGGAGCAATACTGGATTCAGGTCGGCCACACCTGGATGTCCGACTACCGGTGGCTCTTCAAGGCCGACTTCGGGAAGATGTGGACGCAGCGGCAGGGCGGAAACCTATTCTTCTCGATGCACGCCATCAAGCCGAGTCGGTACGGAACGTTTGGATGAGCGTCTGCCTCAACATGATCGTGAAGAACGAGGCGCACGTCATCCGGCGTTGCCTCGGCTCCGTCGCGCCGTTCATCGATAGCTGGGTCATCGTTGACGACCTGGAGTCCACGGACGGAACCGACGCGGTCATCCGCGAGTTCATGGCCGGCGCCCAGAAGCCCGGAGAGCTCCACCGGCGCCCCTGGCAGGACTTCGGCACCAACCGAACCGAGGCTCTGGAACTGGCGCGCGGAAAAGCCGACTACATCCTGGTGCTCGACGCCGACGAAGTCTTTGTCGCTCCAGAGCGCTTCAGCTGGCCAAAGCTCGAACACGACGGCTACCAGCTGCAGCTACGGTCTGGCGCTTCAGAAGTACGGTTCTGGCTGACGAAGCTGGTCCGGAGCTCGACCCCGTGGGAGTACCGTGGCGCCTACCACGAGGCCATTTACTGCGACGCCCCGCACACTGAATCTCGTCTGCCGGGGCCACTCGTGCACGGCCTCTTCGACTCGGCGCAGAACCAGCTGAGCCCGGAGGAGAAGTACACGCGGCACGCCCTGGGCATCACCAAGGCGCTCGAGAAGGAACCGAACAACTCGCGTTACGTCTTCTACCTCGGCCAGAGCTGGCGGGACGCCAAGCAGTACGAGAATTCGCTAGAAGCCTACCGGCGCCGAGCCCAAATGGGCGGTTGGGATGAAGAGGTCTGGTACTCTGAGTTTCAGGTAGCGCGGAACCTCGAACACCTGGGGCGCAGAGCCGAGGCCATCGAGGCCTATCTCCGGGCCTACCAGGTCCGCCCGACGCGCGCCGAGCCGCTCTGCGAGCTCGCACGGATGCACCGGGAAACCGGAGCCCTCTGGCCCGCTTACCTGTTTGCCTCCGCCGCTACGCGCATCGATAAGCCGGACGACACGCTATTTCTGGACGAAGGCGTCTACCGGTGGCGGAGCCTCGATGAGCTCTCTATCGCGGCTTACTGGGTCGGCAAGTACGAAGAGAGCGCAAGGGTAGCTCGGCGGTTGCTCATGGGTCTGCTCCCTGTAGAGCACCGGCCCCGCATTGAGCAGAACCTGCGGTTTGCGGTGGAGAAGCTTCACTGAGGCACGCCCGTGGCTGAGTTCAAGTTCAAGTCGCTCGCGGCGGCCTTAAGGAAGATCTCAAGGGACCACGAGTCGCGTGAGCGCAGGCTTGACGACGCCAGGCGACGGGCCGCCGATCGGGGAGCCCAGTACGTCCGGCGGCACATGCCGGTGGCGTTCGGGGAACTCCGGGACTCCGTCCACACGGGCCCCTTCCACACCATCATCGCCGACGCTCCCCATGCTGCTTCGGTGGAGCGCGGGTCTAGGCCCCACTGGCCCCCACTGGCTCCCCTTATCGACTGGGTGAATCTCCGAGGGATGCAGGGGATAGACACCCGTGGGCGAGTGAACCCTCACCGTAGGCTTACCGGAAGCACGACTCGGCATCATGCAGCACGCATCGCTGGAGAGCTGCACGCCATGGCCGCCGCGGCCGGAGGCCAGCAGGTCGAAGACGCTGCGCGCATCGCCCGCGGCATCCAGCGGTCCATCGCGGCCCACGGGACCAGACCTCACTGGTTCATGAGGTCGTCCATACCCCGGGTTCGCGAGATTCTTGCTGAGGAAGTACGCAGGGCATTGCCCGACCGGGGCGGGAACCGATGATCTACGACAGGCAGACCGCTGCGGCACTCGTGGCTCTAGGCGAGGCGGAATCAGATCCTGAACGTTGCGACGTACAGGTGTGGGACAGGGCGCATGATAACCTACTCTTGCGCATGGGCCGCGCCCGGCTCTGCGATGCTCCGAGGCACGAGGACACGGAGGTCGTCTACCACCTTCGCCCATTGGTACTGCGTCTATGGATGGGACAGGAATTCAACTTCTGTGAGTGCTGCGGCGCCTCGGACTTCCCGGAAGCTTGACCCATGACCCAGCCCATCCAGAAAGCCGCCTGCGCGGCGCTTGGGCGGTTCATCGCTGGGCAGATGCCGGACACCGTCATCAGCTACGAGTGGCCGGCGGCTGATGGCGATCCCCAGCCGGATCCGAGCTGCGGGGCGCGTGCCTTGGCGTGCGCTCTCCCGAACGGGGCGCATCTCGGTGGCAGGCGTGATCGGGTCGGCAGCGCTCGCGGTCGCCCTCGGCATCATCATCCCCCGGGTCGTGGAGCACTACGCCCTCGCATCCCGCTTGGAATCCATCGTCTCGCTGGTGCGCATCCTGGAGCAGCAGGACCTCGTTCCGCCCGCCGGCGAGGACCTCACCAGGGAGGCCTACGACCGCTTCGACGCCACCGTGCGGGGAGGACTCCTGGGTGGCGAGAACCTACGTGTGAAGCTGTGGAACCGCGAGGGCGAGATCGTCTACTCCGACCGGCTCGAGCTGGTCGGGATACGGTTCCCGATCGAGCC